GTCGCATCGGCGGAGTCAATAATTATGAGCCTGACAACTGTCGGTGGGCAAGCCCGGCGCAACAGCAAGCGAATAAGCGCGAGGTAGCATGAGTGGCAGCCAAGATCAAGATCATCTGCCCGGATTGCAAGGCCGAGCGGGAAGTGACCAAGGGCACGGCGGATCGGCGCAAATCAGACAGGTGCCAGCCATGCTATCGGAAGATGCCGGCCTGTGCGGGTCCGCGGGTAGCCGGGGAGAAGCCGGTTATCCCCACAATCCGGTCGAAACCATCGGACAAGATTGTGCAGGCGATGCAGTTGGTGGCGGCCGGCGTGCCGGTGGGGATCGCCGGCAAGGAAACCGGCGTGCCACCCGGCGTGATCACGCAAGCGATCGCGCAAGCTACGTCACTCAAGTCCTTGGCGGATGGGATCAAAGAAACCCTGGCGGATCAGTGGTATACCCTGGCACAGATTGCCCTCAATTCAATCGCGGACGTAGATCTGCTGATGGCGACGGCGAAGGACAAAGCATCCATCGCCAAGATGGCAACAGAGCAGGCCCGAGTGATGGAGGGCAAGCCCACAGAGATCGTGGCGCAGTACAAGTTGGTGCTCGAAAAGTATATGACCGTGATGATTCCTGCGCCGTTGGGGGCTACCTCGTCGGAAGTCAGCTTACGTGTGCCCGGTGTGGACAGTCCTTTGGGTATGCCCGAACAGGAGGTTGTCGATGTTGAGCACGTGGACATGGCGGAAACGAGCCCTGATGGTGGGGCTGGTGACAGGGCTCTTGCTGCCGATCTTGTACGGCAGTATGCCGGCGAGAGCCGCGGCAGCGGAGACGGCGGGGACGTTGCCGAACTTTCGCCTGCTTCAGCCCCTGGACCCACGGCTTCAGTTGATGCAGACGCTGGTGCTGGTGGCCTACCAGGACCGATATGGCTCAAAAACCGCCGTCGAGTTTCCGCCGGGGATTCCGATCATCCTCTTGTTGGGAACTGACGGCACGCTCTACAGCCGAGGGTGTGAGTGTTACGGCGTCACGCATTGGTCTGAAGGCGTAAAGGATCTTCGCATTGTGGTGGTCGAAAAGACGGGCCAGTGGCAGCGGGATGAAGTGCTTGCACACGAATTAACGCACGTGCTTCAAGTGGCTGAAGGCCGGTGGTCCGAGGATAAACGACAGCAGTTTGAATTGGAAGCTGAAGTGATTGCTGCGGTGGTGATGACGCAGTGGCGGATGTTGTACGTTCCAGCTTTGCTAGGAGATGTGGATGCCCAATGAGCAGAAAAAGCCGAAGCCGTCGATGCTCGGAGCCGGAATGGCGAAGCAGGCGGGGTCGGTGATGGAGATTCAGCGTCGCATCCAAGAGATTGAACTGCGGATGGCGGATAACGACTATGTGCCCACACAGGCAGAACTGTCAGAACTAGCACAGTTGCGCGGCCGGCTCCACGACGCGATGAAACAGAAATAAATGCGCTTCGACACCAGCCGGTTTTTGTCCGATCTGGGCATTGCGTCGAACGACTTCCAAGACAAGGTGCTGGCGTCGGATTCACGGTTTAAGTTGATTCGAGCCGCCCGGAGGACAGGAAAATCATTTACCGCGGCGAAGGCTGTGATGCCGTACGTGCTGACGCCGAACACTCGCGGGTGGATCGTCGGCCCCTGTGTCGACGACAAGACTGAGATTTTGTCACAACGTGGGTGGTTGGGCTATCGGGAACTGAAGGTTGGGGACATCGTTCTGACGCTGAACGAGGCGGGGGTTGCGGAGTGGCAGCCGTGTTCGAACGTGGCCATTCAGCCCTCGTCCGGCGATTTGGTCCACATCAAGCAACGTGGGCACGACTCAATGACCACCGTCAATCATCGCTGGTTGGTGGGTTATACTTCATCGAACCCGCGCAAGCATACGCTGGGGTATCGGTTTACGACGACAGCCGAAATGGTGAAGCCGAATGAGTTTGTGGTGTGCGGAGCGCCGGTGGTGAATCTGCCGGCGGTACCAACGCATAGCGATGCGTTTGTTGAACTGGTTGGTTGGTATTGGACGGAGGGCAGTGACAACGGGAACGGGATCAACATCTCCCAGAACAAAGGCCCGAAGGCCGACCGGATACGAGACGCGGCCTTTGCATGGTTGGGGGCGCCGCAAACAAATAAGGCGGTCCCGGCATGGTCAGATTGGAGGGCGCAATCTGGCCCCGGTACGTGCGGTGTCTTCTATTTGAATCGGTTGGCCGCCGAACAAATCAAAGCAGCGGCTCCCGACAAAGTACTGTCTCCGGCTTTTATGGCAGCACTGACGCAAGCACAGCTTGATTTGCTGGTGGATACGTCTGTGCAAGCTGATGGGCATCAACGGGATCGTGGCTCACGCGGCATTGAGCGCGTGGTCGTCCAAAAGCGGGCGGACCGGTTGAAAGCCTTGCAGATGGCTGTGCAATTATCTGGACAGCAGTCAGTGTTGCGTCAAGACACCCCAGAAAAGCACACACTACAGATTTTTGAACGGAATGTGGTGTGGCTCGGGCAGAAAAAATCCTTGGGCAAGAGAAAGGCTGTTGCGTACACTGGGGATATTTGGTGCCCGGTGACACCAAACCGCACATGGCTTGCTCGCCGGAATGGCACGGTATATTTTACCGGCAACACGTATGATTTGGCGGAAAAAGAGTTTCGCTACATTGTGGACATCCTGGCGCGGGCGCACAAGACGTTGGGGCTTCCGAAGCCGGACCTGTGCCACAGCAACACAAAGATGGGCGACCTGAAGATCGTGATGCCGTGGGGTGCTGAAGTGATCGGCAAATCGGCAGAACGTCCGCTGAGTCTCGTCGGTGAAGAGTTGGATTGGATCATTCTGTCCGAAGCGGCGCAGCATAAGGCGGAGACGTGGTATCGGTATCTCCGGCCTACGCTGTCGTCGCGGATGGGCAGTGCCATTTTCCCGACCACGCCGGATATTTCTGGCGCGTGGTTATACGAACTGGAGTTGGCGATCCCGAAGACGCCGGGATGGGAATTGTTTCATACGTCGGCTGACGAAACGCCGCATTATAAAAAAGAAGAAATTGCGGCAGCGAAAGCTGAGTTATCAGAAGATGCTTTCAATGAGCAATACAATGGTGAGTGGAGTTTCCACAAGGGCCGCGTGTTCAAGGCGTATTCTCGGGCGATGCACGTTGTGCGGCCGTTTCAGATCCCGCTGGGATGGCGGATTTACTCAGGTTTAGATTTTGGTAGCCGGGACGCGACATGCGTAGTGTGGTTAGCGATGAGTCCGGCGGCAGACGTGTACGCATTTAAGGAGTATTATGCGAATGATCGTCCAACTGAAGTACACGCAGAGATCGTGAAGCAAATGGACCGTGGATTATCGGCAGTTACGCGAGTGAGCGATCATCATGCGCTTGGCCGGCAACTTGTCATGGATTGGCGCATGCGTGGGCTTCCTTCAGTGGACGCCAAGGTCGATCGCAAGGCGCGGCGTGACCGATTCATGGCGATGCTGGAACCACGGGATTACCACTTGCCCTATCACGCGCAGCAACTTGGGCTTTCCACAAGTAAATACCCTCGTTTTTTTATTTTAGAAGGAACATGTCCAAACCTTGAACGTGAAATTCTGCTTTTAAAATGGCGTGATGGGCGAGGACAAGAAGGCAGTTTTGGAGACACGATCGGAGACGATCACGCGATTGATGCAACAGAGTACGCGACTCATTTTTGTACCAGAGGCCGTCGAAACATGCCAATGCACAGCGAGTATACTCTTCCAGTGCGGCGCCCTTCTTCGCAATTGACGGGGTATTAACGCATGCCAATTTCTTATAAGGCCGACCAACAAGCGGTGATTGAGTTTGTGGTGGGCCGCTACGAAGCCTGGAAAACACTGCGCCAGGGCAAGGAGCGCATCTGGCAAGAGTGTTTGCACAATTTTCTTTGCTGGGTTGACCCGGCGAAGTACGAAAATTGGCCGTGGCGATCGAAAGTGTGCGACACCATGTCGCAAGAAATTGCGGACTCAATCGGTGCGGCGCTCACAGCGCAGTTGTTTCCGATTGACGAGGATTATTTTTCGATCAAAGGGTTGTCGCCGAATGCGCCGGCGTATGAACACGTCATTGCCGAAGAGATGAATCGCCGGCTTGTGAAGGCGACCTTCACAGAAGCGATGCTGCCGATCATGTCGCAGTGCGCGGTGATTGGGAACACAGCTTTTGCGATGCCGTGGCGTAAGAAAAGTCGTCCACGTCGGGTGCGCCGCGGGAAATCTGTGCAGCGCGTGCAGGAAGTGGTTTACGACAATTTCGCGTTTGAGCCGATCGACGTGCTGGATCTGGTCGTGGAACCGGGCCGCATTTTGCAGCCCTCGTCCATGCACATCTGGCGGGTGCAAACGAACTACGACGAACTGAAGCGGCATAAAGAATTATACTCAAATCTGAATATGCTGGAAAAGCGTGGCAAAGGATTGCCGTCAGACACGAGCCGGGCAGAGAAGCAACAGCGGGCGGCGGTGTTTGGGCTGGAGTACCGGCCTGAAGAAGAGTATGACACTGAGTTGCTGGTGGCCTATGGTGACCTGACGATCGAGGGCGAGTTTTTTGAAGATGCGCTGGTGGTGATCGGCAACCGCGGGGAACTGTTGCGCTTCGAGGAAAATCCCTACTTCGGTGGGCGCCCGTGCTTTTTGGGTACCTACAACAGCCTATGGTTCACGGAGTACGGGCGCGGCCCGTTGGAGCCGATCCGCGGACAGCAAGCGCTGATCGACACGTTTACGAATCAGAAGGTGGACATCCTGAATTTGCTGATCATGGGTGCGTTTGCGTTTGTGGACGATGGGATTGTGGAGCCGGAAGACATGGTGCTGGAGCCGGGGAAAGGTATCCCGGTGGGGGACATCAACAATATCAAGCCCTTGACGCCGCCCGGCAACGTGGCGGTGGCGTATCAGGAAATCGCGCAACTCCGCGATCGGGCTGATCAGTCGTCTGGTGCGTCAGATTATTTGCGGGGAAATTTTCCCGGTGGCCGTAAAACAGCATACGAAACACAGCAGATCGTGTCGGGAGCGTCAGCCCGCTTGAATGCGACGTTGCGGCACATGGGGGAACGGACGATTGAGCCGGCGTTGAACTTTGGGCTGGAGTCGATGCAGCAATTCACGTACGGGCGGAATCCCGAGTTGGCAGACGAGATCCTGGAAGAACGGTATCGGCTGAATTATACCGGCGCGGCGACGGCGATCTTGCGGAATACGAAGCGTGAAGAGTTTCAGGCGTGGCTGACGGTGGTGGTGCAGTCGCCGGTGCTGGCGGAAGCCTTGAATCCAATTGAGATCAACAACGAATGGCGCAAACTGTCCAATATTAAGAATGAGCGGGTGATCAAGACTCGGGATGAGATGGCGGCGGAACAGGCGCAGAAGATGGCGCTGGCGGAAGCTCAGAAGTTCATGGGCCAGCCTGCATCGCCGGGCACGCCAGGGACGCCGGGCGGGCCGGCAGAAGGAGCCACAGGTGCTCAGTAATCTGAAGGCGTGGATGCGCCGCCTGATCTGCCGGTGGACGATGCTGCGTGAGAGTCCGCCGAAGATGGACCCACTGGTGTTTCAGGAAGCATTGCTGTCGCAGCGGACAGACATTTTTTGGCAGGCGTTGGAGCAGTACATTGACACCGCGGCGGACCCGGAACGGTTGTTGAAGGTGAAGCGTGAATTAGGCATGAAGGGTTATCATTATATGGTTGGCTATATCAAAGGTCAGCGAGACATTGCGAGATTTGTGAAACGGGTGCGAGAAGCAGGGCGTGGGGCGCAGCCCGCGAGGCCGTCGCCAATTCGGACAGGAGGCATTGCGAAGTATGTTCAGTAAATTACGCGAGTTGTGGCAGGATTTCAAAGCGCGATTGAGGGGCGAACGGCGTGTGGCGCCGGCTGGTGCGCGTGGCCGTGTGTATGCACCCGTGTCTGCACGAGGTGCCGGTGTGCAGGAGGCTACGGCAGAACCGAAGCCTGAGTTGCAGATGCGTGTGTATCGCCAGGCCGAGAAAGCCTGGTATCGGTATAATCCAGAAGCACTTACCTTGGTGAAGGAATAATCAATGGCGACAGTGTATACACAAGCCGGGCAA